GTTCTAATCGTTGTATTGGTGGCTAGTAAATTTCCATCTTTATCTTTAATATTTAAAGTAATAGTAAAAGTATCAGCAGCACCTTGACCACCCCAACATCCTGAAACACTACATTCACCATTTTGTACTTCAACTGTTGAATTTAAAGTTATGCCATTGTCTAGCATATTTTGTGTAATGGTATCTGTAGATAAGTTAAAATCTTGTGCTATAGAACCGCTATCGCCAAACTCTAAATCATAATTACTAGCAACATTATTTAATGTGCAGCAATCACTTAATACTTGAACATCCCCTTCGGTTGTCCACCCATTAGAATTTCCTGTTTCAAAATTACCATTAGTAATTAAATTATTTGTCGTTATTTCTTCTGCTGAAATTGTATGGGTTAATATCATCAGCAAAAGTGTCAATACGATGTATCGCATAAGCAGAAATCCCTATAAAAATTAATAACCAGATCATCTAGGATCTTTCCATTCTATGTTCTTTTTATTTTTAGCTTCTTCTTTAGCTTTCTCCTTTTCTAATCTTTCAAATTCTTTTGTAATTGCTGCCTGTTCTTTTTCGTCAGCTTTTTCCCTATCTGCCATTCTTTTGACATAGGTTTCGTAATCTGGTCTTTCATGGTCGTACTTAGACCATAAAGCTAAAGCTTCCTTGCCTATCTTGCCATCAATCGGACATGGAGTTCCAGCTTGGATCATCGCTTCAAAAACTCTTTCGTCTTGGCAAAGAAGTGCGATACTGGCAACTTTCATACCAAAGTCGTTCAAGACTTTAGCAAGTTTAATTCTTTCGCAATTTAAATCTCTAAATGATTTTCCACCTGAAACACCTAAACCAAATGTTTGTACTCCAACAGAGCCACCTGTTGCACAGACATCTTGCGATTGTGCAGAAAAGGATGGTGCGTTAGCAGTTGGAGGTGATGATTTAATATCTGAATTAGTTGTATTGTTCGTTGTAGAATTACTTGATGAACCTGACGCATAGGTATTAGTCGTTGAAGATGTATAACCTCCTTCT